TCGCCGGCACCGCCGTTCCCTTCGTGCTCTCGACGCCGAGTTGCGTCGCCTGAAAAACTGTTGCCCTTTCCGGCACGGTTCTGCCCTCCTGCTATGGGTTGTCGTGAACGAACAGGCGATACTGCCCACCGATATGATAGTAGGGCACGCCGTTGACTGTCTCCTCGAAGTTGACGAGTTCCAGGCGATGGCACCCCATTACCTGAAGGCCGGCGACAGGCACCGAGGCCGGCGCTTTGTGTAGGGCCTTGTCGATTTCCGTGGCAATGTCAGCCACGGCCTCCGGGCCGTCGCCGGTGCCGACGGCTTTCACCAGGTAGATTGGCCGAGTAAAGACGCGCGTGGCGTCGGCCCCCAGGCGATCTACTCCGGCGACGAATGAGAAAATGACGCACGGCAGGGTTGCACTCTCCGGTGCCTTGCCTCTGTAGATACGATCGCCGACCAGGGCGACCAGGGCCGCGTTGGCGTTGAGCCGCGCGAGGATGTAGGTTTCTGCCCCTCTCACCTCGTTGACTTCAGCCACCGCTAAACCTCCTGGGCTCGGAGAGCCTCTTCAGTCACGTTCGCCAGGAGCCGCTCGAAAGTCGCGCGCTTCGCTTCGACGGCCGGTGTCAGATAGGGCCGTGGTGACATTCGGACGGTGCCGAACTCGACGAACGCCCCATAGTCTACGCCCACGTTGACTTCCTGCGTCAGTTGCCGCACGCGCCGGGCCTGGATCGAGTTCTTCAGGGCTCCGGTGCGGACAGGTGCCCGGCTCTTGGCGTCGGCCTCTATGTCCTTTGCGATCTTCGCGAGGCCGAGGCCGAGCCGCTCGCGCAGAGCGTCTGCGAGGTCCGGCAAACTGTTCGCGACAATCTCAATGCGGAACCAAGCCACCGGCGGCCTCCTATTCTACCAGACGCACGGTGACGTTGTTCGCGAGCGCGTGCGAGCGTCGCACCTCGTCGGCCGTTACTTCGTAGGTCACGCCGTTGATAATGAGCCGATCGGTCGGTAGAACGTCTTGCGACTGGGGAAGAAGCACCGTCCAAGTGGCCGCACCTGCCGGCCTGTCTTCGGGCTCCTCCACGCCGATCGGCGCTTCGCGGTCGTTTGGGATGAGCCGGCAGGCGACTGTCGCCACCACACTCCGCGTGCGTGTCCGGCCGCCCATCGCGCTTTGAACGTCGGAGGTAATCCGAGAGACCTGGCAGGTATCCGGCCAGGTCTGCTCGATTTCCGTTCGCATATCCGCGAGTTCCTGCGCGTTGATTGCGAGCACGGCGGCCTCCTAATCGCAGACGTAATGAACGGAGCCTGGTATCGCCCAACCTCGACACGAGCCGCACCCGAAGGAGTTCCCGCACTCGCACCACCGATCGTCGTCGAGGTTGGCCGTGAGCACGTTGTTAAGGTTCCCCCTGATCCTGCCCGCACCCTGAAGGGTGAGCGTCTCGGCACTCTTCGCGCGCCACGTCTTCGCGAGCGCCTGGAAGTGCTCGATCATCTGCGACCGCGAGAGCGCCTGGTCGTCGCTCTTGAAGTCGTAGGCCGCCGCCACCTTCGCGGCCTTCATATCGAAGCCGAGGGCGATGGCATACGCCAGGTTGAACGTCGGCACCCAGAGGGCCTGGCCGCTCTCTACCCATATTATACCGTTATCGTTGACGGTCCCACCTGTCGTGGTCGGGAAGTTCGGTTGCGTCGCGCCGGACGTGCCGCCTGTCTGCACGGTATAGTAGTGCCCGTTCCTCGGTGTCGGCACGACCTGCTGGCCGACCGTGTAGGCCGTAGCCGCCACCCACTCCTTGAAACTGTCCGGCGGAATGGAGCCCGGCTTGATGAGCGGAGCCTGGTTGAGTATCGGCGAGCCCGTCAACACTCCGGCCGTGAACGGTTGGCTCGCGCGCTTCGCCTTCCCCACGAGCAGGTCAAGTTCCACCGAGGTGAGAGCCGGGAAGGCGCTCGCCTGGAGGAAGGTCTCAATCTCGGTGCGTGCTTGTGCGACCGTCATTAGAGCCACCTCGCAACGATCCGCGTGCAAGAGTAGGGCGGCCGGACGAGCGATACGAGCAAGTCGCGGAGCGCGCGTTGGTGAGCGAACTCACCGAGCCGCCACTGGTCGGTTACGTCGAACGTCATCCAGGCGTCACCGTCGCGGAAGTAGATCGCCTGTCGCCATTGCCGCGTCGTGCCTTCCTCAATCCGGTAGTTGTATCGCGTCGTGTCTTGATCGTCGCGCACGAAACGAACGAGGCTTGTGCCAGGCACCGCGCTTTTCCAGTCACGGAGCGCCTTGAGCAGTTCGGCGAGCTTCTGGTCTTCAACGGCGAGCACCGCCGGGCTCTCGCACTCGACCGAGTAGCCCGGCGTCTCGATCTTCCAGAGTGCCAAAAGGGCACCCCCTTCCTAGATGAAGCGGTCGTAAGTCGAGTTGACGACGAACTGAATGTCAGCCTCGTTCGCCACGACCTCGGCCAGGTTGGCTCGTGCTTTGATCGTCGCGTTGAGGATACACTGCCGGCCGAACCGATCGACGAAGCTCGGCGCGTTCGCGGCGATCTGAAGGGCGAGGGCGAGCCGGGCCGCGTGGTTCGGAGCCCCACCGCTCTCGTTGAACACGTCTTCGGCCGCACGCAGACAGTAATACTCAACGAGCGAACGGAAGTCCGGCTCCTTGAGCATATTCATCACCTGAATGGAAGTCATATCTCCCCTCCTACGGCGTAATGTTGGCCGCAAGGTAATGCTCCTCGGCCTGCTCGGCCGTGAGCGTGACGCCCTGATAGATCGCCACGAAGTCAATCTCTGCGTCCGGGTTGCCAGTGCCGTTCTGATAGATACCACCAATCGCGAGCCCAAACGGTGAACCGTCAGTCATAGCCGAACCCGCCGGTGTCGCGGTATACTTCTGCGTGCCATTGCGGTAGCCAGTGTGCTCGTTCCCGTTGCGATAGCACACAACATAGTGAGCCCACTCATCGGCCTCGGCTGTCACCGCGATTACCTGTGAGTTATTACCCGTCGTAAAGATTGCAGCATTGAACCCGTTTGCCGCATTATGCTGGAAACTCGACAGAGTGAACCCACCGCCACGCCGTAGCTCAACCAGGAAGTTTGAAACCACACTGGAGGTCTTGCGACAAACCACCTCAAGTGCGAAGTTCGTCATTACTCCGCCGTCCGGCCTGGTGCCTTCGCAGTGGCCGTAGAGTGGAGCCGAGCCAGTCGCCGACGAGAAGGAGTAGCCGCGCTTGTATGGATCAATCCGGCCTGGTCCGGGCCTCGTCACTACGGCGTCAACCTGGCAGTCGTTACCTGTGCCATAGACGTTGAGCAGGTCGCCGCTCTCTTCGTCGAGTGTGTAAATCAGGGTCGCCTGGTCGCGGATCGCCAGTTCGATGAGCTTCGACTTCGGGCCGCTTATGCCAATGACGGGTAATGCGAGCACCTTCAGTTCTCCGCCGGTGTGAGCGTGATTTCCAGTTGCAGGTCACTGGTGCTCGTGTAGGTCTTGCCCTGTCGGATCATCAAGACCACGTAGAGGTCGTTACCGTCGAGCGTGATCGCTTGATTGACACCACCAACGACTGCGTAGGCGTTGTCGGCAAAACGATCATAGTCGGCCGGCTCAATCCGCACACGAGCCGCAATCTTGAAGAGGTCGGCGTCGTCGAGGTCAACCTCACTGTTGTCGGTAAGTGTCGTTCCTCCTGCGTTCGGGTTGTCTCGGAAGAACAGGACAACGAACCTCGACTGCTCATTGTCCTTGTCGGCAAGGGCAACCTTGTTGATGATGAACGATGCACCACCCACTGGCGCGAGGTCCGAGAAAGTGAGCTTGCCACCTACACAGTCTCGGTCATTGTATGCCGGAGAAGTGGAAATACTCGGCGTTACCCGCAAGGTGATCGTCTTCAGTTCATCGCGCGTAACACTCGGGTGGCCGATCGTCTCAAGACTGAAGGTTGTCTGGGTCGTGCCACCGTTCGTGTAGACGACGCGGAAGAACTCGCCCTTCGGTCGGAAGGGGAGAGAGAGCGGCACGCTCGCGAGCACCGAGATTGCCTTCTCGGTGCGCCGGGTCGTCGTGCCGTCGTCGGACCACTCGACGACGAGCCCGCCGGCCGCGCTATCGTGGCTCGCGACGACGTTCACCGTCACCTGGGCATAGTTGAGCACCGACACCCAGGAGCCCGTGAAAGCCGCGCCGTTCGCGAGGTTGGCCGTCGTCGAGTGCAAGACGGTGCCACCGGCTCCGCCCGCCGTATTCTCGACGATCGCCACCTTCAGATTGCCGGAGCCGGTGAGGGCCGCCGGCAGGCCGCCGGCCAGAAGCCCCACGATCTTCTTCAGACGGCCTATGACGGTGTTCGCGGTGTCTGCGTCGGAGGTCGCGCCGAGGGTCGCGTGAGCGCCGTCGGTGCTATCCGTGGAGAGCACACCTCCGCCGTCGTCAACGCTGATCGAGTTCCCATCGTCGTGAACACCGACGCGGAACCGATTGTTGACACTATCCCAGGCGCTCGCGAGCATTTTCACAATGCCGCGTAGCTTACCGGCCTGGCTCCCTCCGGTGTCGGTCGTGATTGCCGCGTCGGCCTGCGCGCCCTGTGTAACGTCGGCACCGTCGGCAACGGTCACGGCCGCCTGGCCGCTCGCAATGTCTACCGAGGGCTTCTGTGTTTCGAGGGGCATTGCGGCCTCCTACGGCGTGAGTTCCGTCACCTTCGCGCCGTTGGTCGGGCTCGGCCCGTCCCAGACGCCAGTGATGATACCCGAGTAGTCGAACGGCACCTCGAAGTAGGTCTCCGAGTTGAGCTTGGCCGTATAGTCGGTCGGCGTCGCACCGGAGCCCATAGCGAGGTAGAGCCGCTTGTCGCTATCGTTGTAGATCGTCGCGCCGAGCCGGTTCGCATTGGCCGCCAGGAGGGTTGTGCCGTTGGTCGTGGTCGCCGCCACCTGGCTCCGCGTCGCGGTGCTCGCCTTGAGTTGATCGGTGGTGAGCGAGCCGCCCGCGTCGTCAACAGAAATGACGTTCCCGCCGTCGTGAACCTCGGAGCGGAGCCGCCCGGCCACCGAGTTCCAAACGCTCGCGAGGATCGCCACGAGGCCGCGCAGGTGGGCGTTGACGGTGCCGGCCGCGTCGGAGGTCACTGCCGCGTCGGCAATGGCTCCCTGTGTCACGTCTGCGCCGTCGGCGATCGAGACGGCACCACCGCCGCCTGCCTGGCTAATCTTGATTTCGCCGGCCGCCGTTGCAGCGACGGCGACAGGGCCGCTCGGCCCCTCGGCGACGAGCGCCGCTTCGTTGATATGCGCGAGCGAATGGAGCGCCGGGTCTGTCCGAACCGTCGGCCTGGTTGTGCCCTGCCGGATCGTGCGAGCCACGGCGCTCCTCCGTTACGGCGTAATGTCGGGAGTGGTGAGCGTGAAGAGCGTCAGTTCCGTCTCACCGCTCACCCGGTCAACGAAGACGCCACTCGGGCACCAGATACCCTGCGGGCCGAACCACTGGAACGTCGAGCCGTTGGCCGCGAGTTCGATCGGAATGAGCAGAGGGTCGGCCGCGTCGTCGCCGTGTCGAAGATTGAGAGCCGCCGCCGCAGGAGCGCCCGCGCTCTCGCGCACCGCCACGCCCATAAGACGGAGCCCGGCCGTTGCAGCGACGCCCTGCGTGTCACCTGTGCCGGTAGCGATCGGCGTGGGCATTGCCGGCTTGTATGCGTTCACCGCGCGCCCCTTTCGTGGGTGGTGTGCGAGACGGGCACCGAGGAGGAGCGGTGCCCGCTCGCACGCTTGGCATTAACTCTGGAGGAAGACCTCGCACTTGCCTCCGGCCGTCGTCTTTGCGG